CAAGCGGTGTGGTCAGTGTACGCTGTGCCGAATGCACGAGACAGCGCTGTGGCAGATGAAACGGTGGTCAGACGTTAAAAATGTCTGTGGGGGTTGAATGGGTTTCCATGAGCTGGTAAAGCGAGTCGTGTCAGCGGACAAGGTGCGTCTGGGTTGTGACAAGTGCACGCACGACCGTTCGCAGTTTGTGCCCTCGAAGGTGGTTCAGGGTTGTGATATAGCGGTGATTGGAGACGTGCCGTCGACAGAAGACGTCATGTCGAAGAAACCGTTTTCAGGATTTTCGAGTGAAATAATTAGAGACCTCATGAAGAAGGAAGGTATTGACCCGGATGCTTGCAGCTGGTTGAACGTGGTGAAGTGCCGTTCAGCGAAGTCGACGACGCCAGACGACAAGATCGTGCAGTTGTGTGGGAAGAAGAACTTGCAGGCTGAGTTGACAGCGATCCAGCCGAAAGTGTTGCTGTTGTTAGGACCGACGGCGTTCTCGTTCTTCTTTAGGAAGGGTGACAACGACAAGTCGAGAGGGAACTTCAGGCGTTGGGGTAACGTCCGAGTGATGTCGACGTTTGCACCAGAGCTGATCATACAGAACGGTGGAATCAGGTCCACGTGGGGAGCAGAGACCGCGGCCGCAATCAGAAGAGACGTGTCGAAGGTGCGAAGGCTGCTGGACGGGTCGTTGCATGAGGGCAGAGAGTACACGTTGGTGCGAACGGCCGAGGAGGCGGAGCGATTCACGCAGCTGTTGGAGAGCCAGATGTTCCTGAGCTGTGACATCGAGTCGACGAGTTTGCGTTCGTGGGCGCCAGGTGCGTGTGTCCTGACAATCGCGTTTTGCTGGGCCAAGGGGAAGTCCGTGTGCTTCCCGCTCTACCATCCAGATCTGAAGGACGAACAGCTGCGCAGTGTGTTCGAGTCGTGTGTACGTCGTGTACTGAAATCGGAAAGCGTCAAGACGTGGCACAATGCGAAGTATGACGTGCCGTACTTACAGCAGCTACAATACGAAGTGAGTGGTCGTCAGCAGTGCACGATGTTGATGTACTACCTTTTGGACGAGAACCGGAGGTCGTACGGTTTGAAGCAGCTGACGGCTCAGGAGCTGGACGGCTACCTGGAGTTGCTGGACCCGTCGCCGAGTACGCCGCTGGAGCAGCTGTATCTGTATAACTGCGAGGACGCAGATAATGGGTGGCGCCTGTATCAGAAGGGCAAAGCCAGTATGGATTCTGGCCTGTGGTCAGTGCATGACGACTTGCTGATACCGGGGTCGATGTGCCTGGCGGAGGCCGAGCGAGTGGGTGTGCGCGTAGATCTGGACAAGGTGAGGCAACTGCAGCGAGACTTGGGTGTAGAACTGAAGACGAAGCTGGCCGCTGCGAACAAGGAGCTGCCGCCAGGGCGATCTGTGACGAGTAACAAGGACTTAGCCGCTCACTTGTTTGGGACGCTTGGCCTGCCTGTAGTGAGGAAGACGAAGACAGGTGCCTCAGTGGATGCCGACACGCTAAAGGAGCTGTCGGAGATGCACGGGTGCGCGTTGGCAGGGGACATGCTGTCGATCAGGTCCCTAGAGAAGTTGCTCACGACGTACCTGGAACCGTATCCGAAGCTGGTAGGCCCAGACGGTCGAATACACTGTTCCTTTATGTTCACGAGAACGACGACGGGGAGGCTGAGCTCAGAAGACCCGAACCTTCAGAACGTGCCGAGAAGGAAGGACATTCGGACGTTGTTCGTGTCCTCGCCAGGGTGGAAATTCATATACGGCGACCTGTCGAACGCCGAGATGCGCGTTGCGGCGTCGTTGGCGAATGACCCGGTGTTGGTGGACGCATTCTGCAACGATCAAGACATCCATCAGTTGACTGCGTCGAAGATGACAGGTGTGCCCATAAGTGAGGTGACGAAGGAGGCCAGGCAGAACGCAAAACCTGTGAATTTTGGGTTGCTGTACGGGCAGTCAGCGAGGGGTCTGCAGGCGTACGCGAAGTCGACGTATGGTATCACGTTGTCGGATGAAGAGTCGGTGGTCTACCGAAAGGCGTTTTTTGAGAGCTACAGCGGATTGCCTGCGTGGTATGACCGAATCCATCGAGAGTTGTACGCGAATGAGTGTATAAGGCTTGTGACTGGGAGACTGAGGCGTTTTCCAGGAATTAACGCGATGAGGGAATCAGACAGGCGCGCGTGTGAGCGTCAGGCGGTGAATTCCGAGGTCCAAGGTCCGACATCGGATCTGACGTTGCAGACGCTCATACACACGCAGATGCATGCGATACGGAACAAGATGCAGGCGCGTGTGGTACTGACTGTGCACGACTCGATCCTAGGTGATGGGCCGGAGGAAGAGTGCTTGGAGCTTGGGAAGGTGATGCATGACTTCGTGAATACCATGCGTTATCCGTGGTTGAAGGTGCCGATGAGGCTGGATGTGGAGATAGGCGAGAAGTGGGGAGACCTATCAGCGCTCAAGCTTTGAGTTTTACCTAAATTTCGTTGCGCCTGTAATAGTGTAGGAGGAGGTACCAGATGGCATTCAAGGCGTCAGAAGAAACAACGAAGACTGCATTCCAGGCGGGGATGGAGCCACCAATGAGGAAGCGCCCATTCCCGACAGAGATAACGGTGCTACACAAGGGGCAGAACTACCCGATCAACGTGGACGAGGAGATCAACATCGACCCGCTGAATTTCCAAGACGCGTGCTACGATCAGCCTGGCAAGTTCGCGTGGTATTCAGCGGTGCACGCGGGGGCCATGACTCTGGTGGACAGGACGAAGAGGTCGCTGGAGGTCACGAAGGGGCGTGTGGCGACCAGGTTCAGGGGAACGAAAGATGTGAACACAGGGAAGACATTCAGTGAGACAGCGATTGACAAGCTGCTGGACACGGACCCTGAGGTGATCGAGGCGTATGAAAGATATGTCTCTGCGCAAGAGCAGGAGTACCTGTTGAAGGCAGTGAAGGAGGCGTTTGTGCACCGCAGGGACATGTTGACGCAAATAGGTGCAGACAGGCGTCAGGAGTTGCGTGACAAGGGTTTTTGATAGCGCTTGGTAAGTGCTTTGCTGAAAGGAGCGAGTAAAATGGGTCTCAACAAGGAAGGTCTCAAGAAGAACTCGATTGGGAGAGACCTCTTCGAGTTCAAGGAGGGTGTGAATCTGTTGCGTGTGCTGCCTCCAGACATGAAGTACTTCATGGAGGACATAGACTATATTGCGCACAGATACTTGACGCATTGGGGTATCGGGCCGGAGGGTGCGCCCCCAGTGACGTGCGCCAGGTCGCAGGACGACTCGAACAGCTGCCCGATCTGTGACAAGATCAGGGTGCTGAAGCGAAATCCCGCGTTCGAGAAGGTGGTGAATGACATCTATCCGCGGAGCCGGTACCTACTCAACGTGCTCGACGTGAACGCCCCGGAGAAGGGAGTGCAGTGGATGGAGACGGGTCCGAAGATTTACCGCGAGATTCTGAAGTACGCGCTGGACCCAGAGTATGGCGATATCTTGGACTTGGACAAAGGCCGCAACTTCAAAGTCACCTACACACCAGGCAGCAAGCACAGCAGCGGCTACAATCAGTACGACACAATTCCATCAGCGTCGGAGTCGTCTGTGCGCTCGTTGCTCACGGAGGGCTGGAAGACGAAAGTGGCCGGTCTGTTCGAGTCGATGAGGACGCCGCCGTCGATCGAGGAGCTTGAAGAGCTGGCCAGGAGCATCGACTCGCCGATAATGGATGAGCTCCCGCCGTCCAAGCCGAAGACGCAGCAAGCTCCGTCACCACAGACATCGCCGACGTTGCAGGAGGTGCAGGTAGATGCGTTGCCGGAGGGGTCGATCAAAGAGGACGCTGTGAAGGTGGTTGAATCGAAGCAGTCTCCGCTAGACCAGTCGTCGCAGACCCAGAGCAGTGAGAAGCCGTGTTTCGGCAAGCAGTTCTCACTATCGGAGTCGACGTGCAAGGCGTGCGCGCGTCGTGGTGATTGCATGGTTGAGTTTACCCGAGCGATGTAACGGAGACAGGCAGAGACATGACAGATGAGCCAGAAGTAGCGTCAGAGAATATAGCGAGTGCGGTAGTAAAGGCGTTGACGAAGGAGATCAGCGATTTTCAGGCAGTTGATTTTGCTGAGAAGGTTGACGATTTCATCGACACCGGAAGCTACGCGCTGAACTGGGGCATCTGTGGCAGACCGTTGACCGGTGGCTGGCCGGGAGGTCGTGTGAGCGAAGTACACGGTGACCCGTCGACAGGCAAGTCGATACTGTTGTACAAGGCCATCGCAAGGGCGACGTACCTAGGGGGGTGGGGCGTACTCGACGACACCGAGAGTTCGTACATGAAAGAGTACGGAGCACATCTAGGGATCGACAACAGTAGACTCACACCTCTAGAGTCGTCGTCAGCGGAAGAGCATTTTGAAGCGATGATCTCAGCGAGAAAGAAGTTGAGAGCGCTGCTTGGTCCAGACAGGTGGATTGTGATGGGCCTGGACAGTCTAGCGAACCTATCGACCAGGAACGAGATAGCGAAGGGTTTTGATAAGGTCGATCATGGGATGCGGGCCCAGTTGATCAAGAAAGGATTGCGTCTATTTCGGGAGTCAGGGCTCAAGACAGACCCGAAGTGCGTTTACTTGGTCGCTAATCATGTGATTGCCAACATAGGTGACATGTTCAACCCGACCACGACACCAGGAGGCGGCGGTGTGCCGTTTAACGCGGCGGTGAGGGTGGAGCTGCAGCCGAGGCAGAGGACGAAGGTCGGGGACCGCATTGTGGGTGTGGCGTCGAGATTCGTGATCACGAAAAACAAGGTGTTCCCGCCGTATCGATTTGGTAAGATCCACATCAGGTATGACCAGGGCATCGTACCAAACCACGACTTCTATGAATGCGCCAAGGCGGAGGGTGTTGCACATGAGTGTGAAGCAAGAGGCTGGTATCGGATGGATGGTGTTGATAAAAAGTTCCAGCAAGCGACGTTCTACGAGGAGCTGGTGCCCACGGCGCTGAAATTGGTGGAGGAGCGGTCGTACAACAACGCGTATAACTCGAAGGAAGAGGCCGTGATTGAGGGTGAAGAAGGTGAAGATTCCTCAAAGGGGGGCGGCGAGTAAATGAAAATTCTAGCGTTCTCAGACTTGCACGCGCACACGCACAAGGCGTTCTCGAGTTCAGCTGGGGGTGTGAACTCGAGACTTAGCGACGCGCTGCGTGTGCTCGACCAAGTGAAGGAGCTGAGTCAGGATGCGGATGCGATACTGTTTGGAGGTGATCTGTTTCATGTGAGCCCGCCGCCACCAGAGGCGTTCAATTTGGTGTACGACAAGCTCGAGCACATAGTCGAGGGTAAGAGGGTCATAATGATTCCTGGAAACCATGACCTGAGACGCAAGTTCATGGATCGCCAGGAGGACGTGCCGTTTCTGCAGGTGAAGCGGTTCGGATCGAATGTGCGGATCGTTGGAACTGAGGGAGTGGGGAACGAGATCACGTTGTTCTCGCCAGATGAGAAGTCTGTGACGATTGCAGCTGTGCCGTACGGTAAGCTGCAGGACAACATTCAGACGATTGAGTCGTTGAAGCCGGCGGACATACTGCTGCTGCACCAAGACGTGGCAGGGGCGAAGCTCGGCAAGTGGACGATGCCATCAGGGATCGACGTCGAGTCGCTTGGTAAATTCGGGTGGGTGCTTTGCGGTCACATACACCAGCCGCAGAGGATGGGTGATCGGGCAGTGATCATGGGCGCGCCGTTGCACATCAACTTCAGTGACACAGGCGACAGGTGTCTGTGGATGTTGGACACGAGAAAGAACGAGATCGAGGCTGTGAAGACGACCTTCCCGCGATTCGTAACGGTGGATGGTCCGGAGGACGTGGTGGACGACGGGAACTTTTACCGAGTGGCCGTGAGTGATGAAAAGAAGAAGGAGGCCCTATATCTGCCGGGGAGGGATGAATCGATAGTCGAGTACGTAGACAAGATGAAAGCGCCGGTCGAATACGTCCAGGCAGGTAAGGCGTTTGCAGCCGGTGTAACGGACGTGGTCGAAGCGCCAGGTGATTTCGAGCTGACGTCGATGGAGCTGGAAGACTTCTGCGTATTTGGCAAGACTGGTTTGACCATGAACCCAGGTGTTCACATGGTCCTGGGGGAGTTTGAGGGGAAGGACGGGAAGAGTAACGGTTCCGGTAAGAGCAGCCTGTTTGAAGGCATGTCCTGGGTTCTATACGGTCAGACTTCTAAGGGTGAAAAGGGCATGTCGATTGTCCGTCGAAACCTTGGACGTGGAGGCAAGGCGTCGGGTACGGTGACCCTGAGTTCCCCAACGAGGGGAGACCTCACGATCGAGAGAACGCAGTCGAAGTCAGCGCACACGCTTGTTGCGACGCTGCATGGAGCAGGTGGGGGGGAGAACGTAGAGTCAGGTGATGTCCGGGTGGTGCAGGCGTATATTGACAAGATCCTCGGTGTGAGCTTTGAGTTCTTTACGCAGTTGGTTTACTTTAGCCAGGAGTCGGTGGAGTTCTTCAGTGGGATGGGCGACGCCGACAAGAAGAAGCTCCTTGGTGTTTTGCTGGGTCTGAGCTGGTACGATCAGGCTGCAGAGCTGGCGAAGAAGGAAAGAGACCGTCTGAATGAGCAGCTGCCCGCGATCACGAACAAGCTGGTTGCACTGGCTGCACAGGAGGAGGAGCTGAACAGCCAGATACAGGATGTAGTGAACCGTGCACGCAACTGGCAGGTCGGGCAGGAGTCGTTGATAGAGTCAGCGTGTTCTAAGGTCGTCGAGCTTGAGAAAGAACTTGGTTTGCAGGATGCTGTGTTGACATCAAAGCTGGCGGAGAAGAACGGGGTGCTTGCGCTTGGCTTGAAGTCGTTGCTTGAGCATAACGAGCGAGAGTTAGAGAAGTTGCTAAATGAGAACAAGATTCAGTTGCAGAACGTTGAGAAGACGGCGACGAAGCGTTTGCTGGAGAACCAGGTCCTGGAGAAGGACACGAGGTCGAAGCTTGCATGCTATGGTGACGTCTTAGAGCTGCAAGCGCTGTTGGACGCCAATGCATGTGAGATGAAGGAGACACAGAGCCAGCTGAAGGTGTCGCGTGAAGCACGTTCGGAAGCCTTGTCTAGGCTAGCGGTTGTCAAGGCGGAGCAAGCTCGGTTGAAGAGAGAACTGAGCAAGATTCGCAGCGTTTCCGGTGGTAAGTGCCCGGTCTGCTACCAGGAGGTGACGGAGGAGTCGAAGGACAGGTGTGCTGGGGAGTTTGAAGAGCAGTTGGCTGTGCAGCATGCGAACATGATCATCTACGAGGCTGATGTCGAAGAGTCCAGCAAGCAGGTGTTGTCTCTGGAGGGTGCAGAAAACAGCTTGCGTGTGAAGGCCGAAGAGCATTCGTCAGTGCTCAGATCACGGATGAAGCTGGAAGACTCTCTGGCACAGTTGCTAGCCAGCATGTCAGTGTTCGAGTCAGACCACGAGAAACAGGTTGCATCGTTGAAAGTGTCGCAGGAATTGAGTGTAGAACGATGGCGTGCGCAGTCGGCAGCTGCGGAAAGAGAGTTCGACGTAAAGGTAGAGCGTGAGCTGGCGTTTGTAAAGGAGTCACACAGGGCGAATTGTGCGACGATCCAGCAGCGCTTGGAGAACGCACGAAAC